AAATGACTCCAATGAAATCTTTGTCCCTATCTTGTACTTCTGCATGTGCTTGAAGCGCGACTTGGCGGCGTCCTCCCCGTTCGTTGGTTCGGGGAACGCGATCCCATCAATTTTAATGATGGTCATCCAGTCCTTCTCATCAATCATCCAGGAGATTTTTCCCGCGCTCATTTACGCCCCCAATCTGAAGATGGCATCTGAATCACCCCACTTCTGAGCGAACATTGTGCGTTTATGTTTAGGCTGCTGGAAATTCATGACCTCATCAATGCGGGTTATGTACAGTCCCACTGTTGAGCAGTGATACATTCTGTCTCTAACCAGGTTGAGCTTTCTTAAGAATGTTTTATGATTGTAGTCTTTATCATGAAAGACGCGGATCATGGCCTGAACAAAGGAACGTTTCTTGTAACCTTCGTAGTAAGGCTCGACGTCCAGGATTCGTTGCGCCCATTTTTTTCCTTCCATCAGGGTTTCAATTTTCAGATCTCCTGTTTCAAAGGCTTTTTTAAGTTTTCCTCGTCCCCTCACTCCCTTGGTACGGCATAATAAAAAAATGCAGCTCCAATGATCGAAGCCCCACAAGTTTTTTAAATGTTCATATATCTTATATTCTTCATAGTTATGGGAGACATACCTGTGAAGCCAGTCGTCAAAGCTCCAGGACTTTCTGTGCGTATTCATTTTTGTCGTGTCATCAATGTCAGCCCCTTCCACCATGTAATAATGAACAGGAATTTTTTTAAGTGCACACATTCCAATCCTGTGTTGACCGTCCGTTACTTCCATTTTTTCATTAACTTGAACAAGATCGTATGTAAAGCCGTCTTCCTCCACACTTTTAATGATGCCTTTTAGGTTAGGCTCATTGATTATTCTGTTTCCTTTAAGATCTTTAAATATGGAATAATCATGTGTGGTAAATATTTTTTTAATAAGTCTTTTTGTCTTCATGCAGCCCTCCTGCGTTGACGTTTATCTTCTTTTTCCACCAGATGCGTAATTTGCATTCCAGCGGAACGGTTGTCCTTTTTAGCCAGTTTCTTTAGTACCTGGTACGTTTCTATGCGGACAGCCACTGATTTAAATTTTTGAGTATTCATTTACCCTGCCTTTCTGACATCGAACTCATCCTTATCGGGTTCGCTGTCAATTAGTCTTTCCGGATCCCCGAAATCAAATACGGGTTGCTCAGGCTCTAATGCCACCTCTGGGCAAAATTTCCTTCCAGCATTGTGAGCGAGATCACTCCATTGTTTTGCACAGTCGGCATAAAATGTAGCCATAGCTACATCGCCTAGTTGCCTTGCGTCGCTTGCCTGTGCATATAAGATTTTAGCCCGCACCATACGCTGGCCGAGCCTGAAACCTTCCTTGAAGGTGCTCTCAAAATCTTTCTTTAGAATCATTTCTTTCTCCTTTTTAAGGGTTTTTTTAATGCTTTAGCCAAACGGTTTTTTCCTTGATTTTTTAACTGTGTTTCAGGTCTTAAAATCTCTTCTGTTTGCTTTTTTCTCCGTCCCATTAAAGTACCCATGCTTTCTCCTTTTTTGTTAAGTGAGCAGGGGGATTCTTTGACTACCCCCAACCTTTTCCCGACAAATCAACCTATTAAGAAGATAACGGTACTTCAGTACCATCCTCTGAACTCTCAGCCATGTGGCCATACTTTTCAGAAAATGTGCCTTACAACTTTGTGATTGTTGTTCAGCCATACTCAGCCACTATGCATAGTAGCTATTTAAATGGGAATCTATATGACTACGCTGGTGTTGTCAAGTGGAAAAGAGTGGGATATGTCTTATACAAGTATGCAATGGTATCCTTGACTTTATAGGCATAGAACGGATCAATGGCGTATGTGCGGAGGGCGTCGACCCGGGCCTCAATATCCATTTCCCCTGCAATAAACTGCTTTAGCCGTATCTCTCGGAGCTCTTCAAAAAGAGAATGTTGATTGAGCAATGTGATGTAGTCCGCCACGCTTTCGCATTTTCGTCCATAGGATCTAAGATGAATGGTTGGATCGCCAAGGGCCGTTATGTGAGGCTTTTCGAGATTTGTTTCAATAACACCATAGAAGTTATTGCCCAGTTTAGCAAAGCGTGACTTACCCCAATTGGATTCCAATGCAGCTTGTGCCATGCTAATGACAACCACCACACGCTGTTGCGGTGGAATGACCGCATTAAATGCCTGCGTGCAGTTAACAATGCCTTTAACAAATTCATCCTGAGTATCATATTTAAAATCAAAATTACTGATAACAGTCTGGCAAAGCAACAGCAACGTTGCACAAAAACCTGAAACAATATTCATTCTTTACAAATTTACACCTTTTACCCGACAAAGTATAACACGCTTTACCTTGGGAATGCTAAATTTTTATTGTGTTACTGTTAAGGTGTAAATAGTGTAAAAATATGAAAACAGCGATTGAGATACTCGCGGACATGACAAAAAGGGATATGGAGAGACTTTCTATTCCGTCCTCAATGGACCCAGGTGATAATGGAATGACGATCCCCTTGATAAATAGGAGTAATCGAATGAGGAAAGCACGGATTGCTCGGAAATACGATCGCACTGTAGGCCAGCCTGGACACCACATATTCCCCTCCGAAGAAGCTAAAGTTTCCCCCCTCGTAGTCGTCATTAAGAAGTAGCGAGCAGCTTATAAGTCGTGGCTTGGTGAACTGGGAATGATCAACATGCTCCTTGTATTCATGAGACTCATCACCTTTGTATAGAAGATGATCAAATCCACTTGTTTCCATTTTTAAGCTGTCAAAGAATTTAAATTCCTGAATGTATGATTTAAAGATATCAGTAAAAATAGAGGAAATCTTTTCCTTGAACTTTGCTTCAAGAGGCTTGACATAACAACGCCGGGCTTCACTGCTCTTGCCTCCTCCCGCAGTCGCGGGAAAGAATTCTAAGTCAGCCTGGGTTATAATCTCTTGAGATAACTCAGGAGAAATAATGTTGCGATATTCCTTGACGTAGTATGGTAGCAATAGCCTTAAATGTTTTTCACTTGTCATTAACCACTCCCTTTCAGAACTTTATTTACATGATCATCATCAATTGGCTCCAATTGATCCTGCATCTTTTCTGATGTGGTTCTTTCTTGTTTTTGTTTTATGGATTCTTTCATTGACATGTCAAGCAACTCTTTTTCCTCCAGCATTTTGGTGTGAAAATCTTCTGGTTTATAAATAAATTTAGCGGAGCAGTATTCGCATATCGCCTCGTTGTTCTCATCAAAGGTGTAATACACGATAGGATGGTCATCGGCGCATGAAAATGTTTTAGTGTGAATTATTTTAGGTGTCATCATTTATATTTTAATTTTTCCACTGCATCTATTTCGCATAAGTGATCATCAAATCGTCTCTTATCATCTTCCTCTTCATCTGCCTGAGCATAGTCCACATCTTCAGGAGGAGTGTATGTTCCTGTAAAATCAGGAGCTGGTTCTCCTACTTCCAGAATTTCATTCATAGATGTCTTTTTCCTGTCATATATAGTTTTATCTTTCACGATGCGTTGTTTGTATTTAGGAGTTCGAACTTCTTTAGCTATTGGGTTTTGTTTTTTCATCACATTAGTTATCTTGTTATCTTCTAGAATTTTTACGACTTCATCTTTTTTCATATAATATTCAGGGTTCCACGGCATTATTTTACAGCTTCACCCCAGCTTTTTCCTGTTTCTATGTCCACTCTGCTTGGAACGGCTAATTCCACACAGTTTTCCATAATCTCTTTTATTCTTTTTTTGTCTTTTTTACTACTAATAGAGAAATCCAATTCATCGTGGACCTGGATGTGTGCTACGTATCCCTCTTTGGAAAGCTCCAGCATAGCTTTTTTTGTTTGATCCGCAGCTGATCCTTGAATCAGTCTATTGAGTGCCTTGTACGTCCAGGCGCGTTTAATCATATGTTCGCCATATTCGTCTTTCGCTTCTTTCAAAGGTAAGGCTTTCTGGCCCCATTCATTGACAGGTTCCCATAAGTCAAATCTACATCGTCTTCCCAGAAGTGTGCGTAAGTATCCTTTTTTTCCAGCCTTATACATTGTGTCTTTCATGAGCTGCTTAACAAAAGGAACTTTTCCGTGGTACGTGGCTAGTATTTCTTCAGCGTCTTCTAAATTAAGGCCTAATTGTGACATAAGTTTCCCTTTTCCCATTCCATAGAATAAGCCTAGATTAATTGATTTAGCCTGCTTGCGGGGTATATTGGCAATGTCCGCTACAAGTTGATGAAAATCAGTGGTGTCATCTTCTTCATAAGTGTCTAGAAATTTTGATGCTCCTGTGAATTCTTGCAAGGAAGCATAGTGGACCACGAGCCGTGGTTCCTGCTGCGAGTAGTCAAAGATCCCCCACTCACACCCCTTTTCTGGTACAAAAATGGAACGAATTAATGGACCAAGTATGGCGTTGCGAGCGGGAATCTGCTGTAAATTCGGATTCGAGTAGGAAAACCGTCCTGTGACAGTACCACCCTGATCCGATCTCATTTGGTGTATGTCTGCGTGAATCCGTCCTCTGTACGAAAACTTGAGGATGCTTTCGATGAAAGTTGTTCTCGCCTTGTTAATCTCCCTCGCCTCCACGACCATCTTCGCCAAGGGGCTTTCATGACTTGCCAGAAAGTTTTTATCGAACTTTGGTTTGCCCGTTGGAGTGCTGTCGTAAGGGATGTTCTGGGTTTGAAAAGCCTGCGCAACTGATGCTGCAGCCCATATCTCCACATTCTGACCTGTGAGCTTCTTAATTGAAGCCATAATCTTATTCTCTTTAGATAGTAAATCATTTTTTATCCTTTCCGCTTTGTCAAGATCGACCCGTACTCCTTCTTGTTTCATCTTGAATAGAACAGGAAAGAGGTCTATCTCTAGTTCAAAAATATTTAATAAGTTCTGTGATATGATTTCTTTTTTAAGATGATGCCATAGGCGTAGCGTTACAGCTGCGTCCTGTTCTGCGTATTCGCCTACGTGTGAGGCGGGAAGCTTCCATAATTCCGATTTCGGATCGATGCCCCACATTTTTGCCGCCTCGTAGAGTTGGGTTTCCGATTTCGATTCCTGTAGATAGTCCTTTCCTAATGAATTTAGATCGAAACGAAACCTATTCTCATCTACCAGTGGTGCGGCGATCAAAGTGTCGATTATTTTTCCTCGAATGTCAATACCTAAAGTGGCTAACCAGCCTACGTCATAAAAGGCATTGTGAAAGACGTAATTCATATAGTCATAAGAACACTGTTTTTTCAGCCACTTAGTCACGATTTTTTTATCCATGTTAGGAGGTGTTTCGTGAGCTATGGGAAAGTAT